ACATGAACGAAATCATCAGGATCAATGCTTTGTGCAAGACACCGTACCCACACCTTCGGTCGATCCTTTTCAGGGATTTGATTCATGATATAAGGTAGTGATTCAATGCCGGGTTGAAACATATCTTCAAAAAAGATGGCATCTTCACCGGTGACTGTCCCATCTTTCATCATCTCCACAATGTTCATCATCTGTGACATGGCAAAATAACTCCTTCCGTGTGCATCAAGAACCTGCCCCACAGAAATTGCCTGACTGTTATCAATGGTCTTTCCAGGAACAATCACATATTCAATACCACGACGATCCATAGTGGTAGTTGCCCACTTAGTTAGTTGCAATGTGTATCGTGATTCATATGATTCCAATCCCATATAGAAAATCTTCATGGCAACCTCCCCATGGGTTGATGTTGAATGATTGCACCGTTCTCACCATCTTCACTGACACCTACTTCAACTTCTCTGCCTGGGTAATGTAACGTGATGTAGTGCGTCAAATCTTCGGCGAGCATTTCACAACTCTGGAAATCAATGTTCAATGTGCCTTGATATAGATTTTCCAGTTCACGCTTAAACAAAATGAATTCAATATCGCGGTCATTATGTGTCACGGAAACACGCACACGAAAATGAAACATATGCCGATGAGGATATCCTAGAAATTCTACATCTTTCAACTTTGGGTCAGTCAACGCGGCAGGATACTTATGAATTCCCTCTTTTTGAAACGTTACTTCTATATAACGGGAAAGTATCATATTAAAAATCCTCAGGTAGAATTGTAGGTGTGCCATCACGAACAGCTTGACTTGGTAAATGTCGTCCCATTTCCTGTTCCCATTTTTCAAAATCCACTCTATTTTTTACCTTACTAAACGTTGTCATGGCATTATATTCATCATCACTTAGTAGTGTGTGGATCTGTGAGAAATCTTTTCTCATTGTATCTAGATGATGTAGAAAATTAATAGTTGACGAAACAAAGTATGCGTTAAAGGCAAGAATAGGAGGATTCGGATCTCCTGTTTTTGCTTGATACTTTCGAACACTAATATTCATAACTTCATGAAATAATTCATCAGTTACATCATAAGATGGCACATTTTTCTTAATATCGGCATTGATGATAGAATATTGAGGACCATTTTCATTAATGAAATGTTTGCCAGGAGTAATCCAAGAAAAGTTAGGTCCATAATATCTTCCCATCTGTACACCTGATGTGTGGGTTGTACTATCATAACTAATGTGTTTGTTCGCATACAATCCACTTTTAATCATTGCTAAGGTAGGAATCATACGAGAGACTGCGCCGATACCTAACAAATGAAGATGATTGCTCATTTCAAACAAAGGTGTTTGTGTGTAATAAAATGCTCTCTTGCAATCTTCAAACATTCCATTGCCAATACCGCCTGATCCCATGGCAACGCCGCCTATACGTTCATGATATTCTTTTGGAATTTCCTCTAACGCGAGTTCACACCATTTGATATATGTGTCTAGGTCTCCTCCTTGCACAATAAACATGGGCTTAGCGTCTGACTTCATGGCAATAAATGTATCAATTTGATTTTTTACATTTCTACCTGATTCACGAGCACACCATTCAAATTTACTTCTATCAAAATATTTACTATTGATGTCTGACCGGACCGCCTTCTGTCCAATAATACTCACGGGAATTTCATCAAAGCTCATGGCACAATCAGAGTACATGGCTTGACTTTCATACACCTTTTGTTTCAGAGCAGGAGTAATATTTAATCCTTGGGTGACAATTTGAAGCCCCCCTGAATCAGCATATACTTGCTTAATACCTTTACCACGATATGCACTATAAAACACTTCGCCAAAATGTTTTTCAACATGTGCATTATATAGGAATGAAAATTCGTGGTCATACCGCCCACGAATTTGTCCCCACAAATTATTTAATTCGTTAAGTAAATATCCTGTATGAGTATCCTTAAAATTACATCGAAGAAAGGATAATCCAGACGCAACATATTCAAACATATATATCAGCTCCCTAAGATTTTAAGTAAATGATGTGTTTGATGTAATGCATCATCTAGTGCATTATGATATGTACCTTTTCTTTCGGCTTCAGGTAATTTAATTACTTCTCGGATTGTGCGGTAACATCTATTTTTCCAAGCACTCCAAGGACGAACCATGCCTGTCGCCTTATATGCATTTTCCATAATTACATTATCAAAATCAGAACCACATCCCCATGTAGGATACTGGGTGTTGCCATACCAGTGTGAAAATTGTGTTAGAGCGTTAGTCAATGACAGGTTATCTTTACGCAACATTTCTAAAACTTCTTTAGGTTGTCGTCCCCACCATTTGACGGTATCACCGGAAATATGTAATCCATGTAACTTACAATCAGCTACATCCACCGTGCAATAAAATGTATCAAGTGTTCCTGCATCAGAAGAAAATTTTACTGCACCAATAGAAGCAATCGCTGCATTCGACTCGGTACTCATTGTTTCCAAGTCAATCATTACATTGATTTCAGATGACATATTTTTACTTGATGAGATGCATGAATTCTGCACGAAGCGCAGGATTTTCTTTAAATCCGCCGCCCAGTTTCGATGTGATTGTTCTGGAGTGTGGATCTTCAACACCTCGCGCCTTCACACAAAAATGTTCGGCATCAATAACAACCGCCACATCAGGTGTTTCAAGAATGAATGAAAGCGCATGATAAATTTGCTCTGAGAGGCGTTCCTGAACTTGAGGACGGCGGGAGAAATATTCCACAACACGATTCAATTTACTCAATCCTAGCACCTTATTCTTAGGAATATATGCAACGTGTGCAACACCTGAGATGGTAACAAAATGATGTTCACATGCAGAGGTTACTGTGATGTTCTTTTCAAGAACCATTTCATCATATCCCATCTTATTCTCAATGGCAGTACACTTTGGGAATGCAGCATAATCCAATCCCCAAAACAATTCATTCACAAACATTTTAGCAACTCTCTTAGGGCTGTCCATAAGACTATCATCAGTCAAATCCATGCCCAGGGTTGCCATAATTTCAGTGAAGTGTTTTTCAATCTTCTTCACTTTCTTATCATTATATTCTTCTGTCTGCGTGAAAGGTGTTTCTACTCCCTGGGCAACAAGATGTTTATGCACTTGCAATCCTAACTCTGGATCGGTCTTGCCCATGGCATTACGAATGGCTGTTGCGTTAAAACGATGTTGTGATTTCATATTATCTCCCGATGACGTTGCCAAAGACATAACAATGATTTCGTGTGGCAACCTTATAACCACGATTCATTGCTTCGATACATAAATCTCCAATATAAGGATCCTCTTGTGCATCCTTAGTGGCACCGACAGGCATCACCCATATCTCAGGCGTATGCCGCCCACACAGTAATCTAATACAATTCACCTGTGTGTCAAGTTCTGTCCAGTTTTCTTCTGTACCATTGCATACAAATTTTAAAACAGATGAGCTTCGGGTGAGAATGTATTCAAAAATATTCTCTATATTGACTGCATTTTCCTCACCTGATACTGTGAACAATTTAGGACTCATTGACCAATGCCACTGGGTATTTCCTGTTGCCATGACTGGAAATTCCCATGTAATAAAATTTTTCAAATCATCTGATAAAGGACGAGTGGCATTAGTTTCTACAGTGACAATGAGAGGAGCATTATTTCTGTTATTCAACTCACGCAGAATCTCTATCATCGCCTTCTGCTGCATCATGGGTTCACCACCAGTGAAACATAGCATGATGGGCTGTTCCGTTTTAGGATGAATAAACAATCCCAACGGGTTGTGTTCACTTTTATTCGCTTCAATTAAGCGGTCAGCAATTTCAGCTGGAGATGCATCGTGAGCCAGATGCTTGAATCGTTGCGACCAAGAATATGATGAGTCGCATCCAAACTTCCATACCGGAAGCTCATTCACATCCTTTACATCATCAACATTAAATGTTTCATATGGTAGTTGATATGTGGATGGATCCGTAGGATTCTGTTGTCCAAAACCATTACAATTTAAATTACATCCAAAGAAGCGCAACCAAACGGCAGGCGTCCCTGCCAATTTTGCTTCACCTTGGAACGAATAGAAAATTTCAGAATAACGAATACGCATCTCACCTCCAATAACAAAGTTATACAGTAATATACATGGTATTTAGGTGTTTGTCAAGTCTTATTCATCATACTCATCTACCACAGGGACATCAATATATTCAGATTCATTAATCACCACATCATCTAATGCCTGTAGATATTTAGGTTTACGTGTAATCTTTTTAATTTCTTTGTCCGTCGCCAATTCTTGATTGGCAGAATCCGCCTGTTTTTGTAAGTAACGAATAAATTCATTTGTGTGAGTACCTTCATCATGTGCTTGCCGAATGATGTTATCCACATCTAGTGAGACAATGTATCTATATTTGGTATGAAGGTGTTTCTTTTCTTTTTGAATTCTACGCACAAACGCATAATATGTAATTTGTGTGAAGTATGCAAAAGGATTGCTTGATTTAGCAGGATCAAAATTATCCATATAGGTAAGACAGTTTTCGATGGCATCTAAAATCATATCTTCACGAAAACTATAGTTGATAAAATTATTTTTATATGCTAGATGATTTGCAATTTTAATAAAACAATCGCCAATATATTCTGGAACCTGTGGGCGTTCCTCGCTATTTTGCTCGGCGGCTTTAACTTCCACCTTGTAATCAATCAAGGCCTGTAAAAATTTCTTATTATCTATGTAGTGATTATTTGTTTTACTCTTGGTTGTTGTCATGGTCATTTTCCATATTCAAAGGTTCATCAATAAAATATAACTCGCCGGGTGTAATCTCACGTAACAAATTTACTGCTGCTTCTTCTCGTTCTACTTGGTCTTCGTGTCGTTTCTGTGTTTCGTTTGTATGCTCAATATAATTCACATATTGCTGACGTACTTCTTTTTTTAAACTGCCTATAGTTAAAACAATATCTGCACTGATTGTAAATTCATCACTGTCACTTAATCCTATCCAAGGACGAAGAACAAAACTTTCACCTACTACTTGTCCATTGCGACGACTTTCTTGATGAGGAATAACTTGTACGGGAGTCGTTAATTGCAAATGTGTTTCAGATGCCAAGGAACGAATATCATTATTCATTGTACATAATATAGTTTCTCCTGTTTTTAATTTTACAATCTTGTAGAAGGTGTCCTCATTGTACTGGTTGTGCTTATACATTTACTCTCCCACCGTTAAAGGTACGGTTAATAATTTATAAGAAAATCCTTCTTCATTATATATTTTTACCCGTTCAATGAGATGAAGTAGGGTATAATTTTTATGGGTTTTCCATGAAAGATTGTCGCCTATATCATATAATTTACAACTTGTCTTTTGTTCACCTAAACGAAGACCACGACCAATACTTTGAAGATTTCTGATACGAGATTTTGAAGGAGAAGCGAATATGATGTTATGAAGATTTCTAATATTTATCCCAGTTGAAAACGTTCCGTACGAGGCAAGAATAATGGCATTCTCCGATTGCTCCGTAATGGCACGTACTGACTCTCTATCCTTAGCTTCAACTCCCCCGTGTACAAAGAATAACTCTCTACCCTTTTCAATTTTTTCAGATACCATATTAAACAACACTTCGCCGTGTTTTTCAACATATTGAAACAACACCAATGTATTGCCTTTTTGATCAAGCACTAAATTTTGTATAAACTTATTTCGTTTAGGATGAGTTACCAACCAATCAAGTTCTTGTTGATATGTGAACTTCTTCGTAAGGTCTTTTTCTTCATTACTATAATCCAACTGAATACATCGAATCTTTAAGTTTGCCAATTGCTGGGCATCCATCAACTTCTTTGTTGTTGTGACTGCATGCACCGATCCAAACAATCCTTCAAGCACCAACTTATGTGTCTTTGTGCCATCAAGTGTTCCTGTTGTCCCAATTTTAAACGGAGCCTTTGTACACTTATGTAGGATAGATGTCAACGATTTCGCCTTGAATAAATGGCACTCATCTCCATAGATGACATCGAAGTTTTCAAAAAAGCTTTTCGGCATTTTGTAAATGCTTTGCCACGTGGATATTGTTATGGGGTAATCGGTAATTTTTTCTTTCCCTGCATAGACGCGAGTGCAATACTCCGAGACTTTCCAATCTGAATTTGTTGCATAGTCGGCAAAGTCACCATACAACTGTTCCACCAATGATGTGGTGGGAACAATGATGAGTTGGCGGCGAGCATATTGTAAGTGCCATCGAATCATCGTGTAAATGATTAAACTTTTACCACTCGCAGTTGGAGAAAGTAAAAGTGATCTATTATTGCGAATGGTCTCACGAACTGCATCCATCTGATACTCGCGGATTTCAATTGGCTTACCATTCGAATGATAGTTCAATGTTTCAATAAAACTATCAATCTGTGAAATATCAACAGGATTCGCCGGAATATTGTTAATGAACGGGTATTCGTTTATACGGCAAAATTCTTGTACATATTTCAGTAACCCGACATATAACTCTTTAGTGAACACGCTAAGGAGACGGATTTTCCCATCCCAGAGCTTTGCCCTGTACTGTGGGGTAAATTGTGCTCCAGGAACAGCAAATGTGAAGAAATCATTCATTTCCAATAAAATAGATGGGTCTGCATCAATCCGAAGATACACCTCATCTTTTTTGGTAATTGTTACTGTCACATTCCCCCGTTGGTAAACTTCGCCCAATCAATACTGGATTTGATATCCCAGGTTCTACTATTGATACTTTTGATGATTTGTTCCAATTGATAAATCACGGTTTTTAGATATTCAGTTTTGTCTACCATGATAATCATATCTTCATCGGTCTGTATGAAGTCATCCATTTCATTTCTGAGAGGGCGATTATTAAGATATTGTTCCCACCCCTGTTCTGTTAATTCTTCGCGGGTCATCTCACCACGATAATACCTATTCTTCAGCTTACGTAAACGAAGATAATCGGTGTCAGCCTTCCGAAACTGAAGGCGAACCGTGGTAAGTAATTTCAGGTATTTGGCATGTAATTCAGGAACACGAGCAGCAGCTCTTCCTAAATTTGTTTGGTCAATCTTGCAATCTTCAATCCACATATCTTGCAAATCATTCAGTTTCATAATCACCTCTATAACGGTTACATTATATAAGATACACTAGTTGGAATGGGTTGTCAAGTGTTATAATAAACTTTCCACTGTGAATGAAGTATACTTGAATACCGCGGACGCGGTGAAGTATTGTGTTTGCCCATTTGAAATATCAAAATCCACACCTGATAAAGATATTGGAAAACAATCTTTAAAATTCATTTGAGCCACAGCAATGTTATTTGAACTCATGACCATTAATGAAGCATCACTGTAATCAGTGAGGTCGGATTTTCTTGTTGCAACCCCTCCATTGGGACCAACATCAGTGTTGATGGTGGAATCACGATATGCTTGTTCCGAGGTTCTTTGTTGGAATTGATAGGTATTCTCTGGCGATCCTAACCCACTGAGCCAATTATATAGCTCACTGTAATTTTGCATATCTTCTTGAATTAAAAATTGGATGTTTAATTCACCAAATTGAAGTTTCTCACCAGGACGGGGAATATCAACCAAGGGGGTGTACTGTGTGATAAACCCTAAATTTATTGTAGGGATGTTCGCTGCTTGGCAAAAATATGTAACCTGGGGTAATCCCTGAATAAGGAAACGGAAACCACTTGGGCGCAAATAATTCATTTGCTCCGGTTGGCGATTCACCCATTGTATTTCAGGTATATCTGTTTTTGCGGTTGTAATAGACATAATGATTGGTAAAAGATGTTACACAAACCTACTTGACCAGCACTTGACAACGTGGTATAATTACTATGTTGGGTTACAGTGAATAATAACTAAGACTCATTGAATACTGCTTAAAGTATTTATACACTGTGCAAGACCGAATAGAATAAAACTGCTGCTAATGCTAGCGGAAAAGGAAAGAGAGAGCCCCGTGAAGGACTCTCCCTTTTCTTTTTTTATTTCCACCCTACCATCTTAGAGAAGGTTTGTGAC